TTGTTCTGGGTAAAAGCAGCAGAAAACCTACTGAAAAGTAGAACATATGTGAATATATGAGAACATATAGAGAACAAAGGTAGGGTAAATAGGGGAAGAGCTTTTTTATGAGTTAGTATACCTAAAAGGGCTAAAGCTACTCAGTGAGCCTCTGAGAGCCTCTGAGAGCATATTGAGGATATACGGCAGATATCCAGCCCAGCTGGTGCTATTTAGTATACCATTGTATCCAATTGTATTATCTTTGGCTAACTTAGTGCAATAGAATACAACAGCATACAAACCTAGCTCAGATGGGGTGGGGTCTCTGAAAGTCATAATCTGAGGGTATAGTATACAATTGGTTCTTACTGTCTGGAAATCTGTCAGTTTAATGCTGTTGAATACAAATGTTTTCAATTGTTTTAAAAATGCAAGATTGTACACATTTCCCTTATTACTGTGTTAAACTGTCTGAAATATCGGTCTGTCAGTACAATGAGATACAATTGTATACAATCGGGGCAGATTTCCCAGCTGAAACCCTACTACTGTGACTGTGTGACATTTTTGCAACAGGTGTTGCATGGGTGCAGCATGCGCCACTGGGGGGCGGTGCGTACCGTATGTACACGCTCTGCCAGAATTTAGGTTTTTTACTTTAAAAACAAGGGGTTAGAGGGTATACAGTCTGTTTTACAAGGGTGCGACAGTCTGTCACTACAGCTAGTTGCACCATACCTGCAACAAAAAGGGGGTACATGACCAAATTTGGCTAAATCTAGGGTAGAGTCCCAGTGATTCTGTAGTAAAATTTGTGATCACAATGTAAACCACAACGTGTTTTATAGGTTTACAGACAGATAGTACAGATATTTTTACAACTATTTAAAATTATTTTACTATTTTTATAAAAAAGTCTTGACATTTTGTAAATTTGTGGTATAATATACATTAAGTAATACTTAAAGGTATACTCTAAGTCTTATCACCTATCAAGTAATACCTTTTAGTTAGTAATACTCTAAGTAATACTTAAAGTATAAGAATAATCAAAGGTGATGATGATATGGTTAATTTTTTGTCGCACCACTTTAAGGAAATAATACAAATATGTTAAAAAAGCCTTGACAATCTTAAAAACATATGGTATAACTGTAGCTATTCAAATGACTAAACTAAAGACTCACAAACAAGACGATATTATTTCTCAATTCTATCTTGCTCTAGCTGGCGATGATATTAGAAGTTTAGCTAAGATGCACATACCCCGAAGTGAAGTCTTTTATACCAGAGAGAAATACTATCAAGATACTGACAACTGGGAATCTCTAGACAGAATAGAAAGATCTATGTACCTTGAAGGTATGCTTTCAGCAAATGATGTTCTAGATCCACAAAGAAAAAGGAGCTGGGAGTAATTGACTTTTAGATTAAGCCAAAGATCATTAGATAAACTAGAAGGTGTTCATCCTGCAATGACAGGAGTTGTTGAAAGAGCTATCCAACTTACAAAGGTAGACTTTGGAGTTACTCAAGGTGTAAGAACTTTAGAGGAACAAAAAGCTAATGTAGCGGCTGGTAGATCTCAAACAATGGCTAGTAAGCATTTACTACAAGATGATGGCTTTAGCCATGCAGTTGATGTTGTAGCCTATATAGGATCAGATGTATCATGGGAGTTAAATTTATATGATGATATCTGTGATGCATTTGCTGAAGCAGCAAGAGAAACAGGTGCTTCTATTAAATGGGGTGCTGCATGGTCTGAAGGAGATATAAGATCCTATCCAGGAAGTGCAGAAGACGCTATGATGGCTTATGTAGATCTTAGAAGATCTCAAGGTCGTAGACCCTTTATTGATGCACCTCATTTTGAATTAATGTAATGAAAGAGTTTTTATTAGTTATAAGTATGTGGGGTAACACTGGAGAAGAGTGGGTATACACAGGCAATCAGTATATTATGCAAGAGCTGTTTACTGAGCAACAGTGTCAAATAATTGCTCAAAATGCAAACTGGAAAAAATATGAAGAGAATAAATATCTAGGCTTGCAGTTTGATTGCTACCATAAAGATCAGAGGCAATAGCATGGAAATGCTTCAATTCATAATACAGTGGTTAGCTGCACCTCTTGCTTTTGTTGTTTGGTTTTTATTTATGAAGTCAACTAAAAATGAAAGAGATATAGCTGTACTACAAGCAAAATATGAATCTGCTACATTAGCCTATGATAGAGAAATGAAAGAGCTAAAAGAAACTGTTAAGGCAATTTTTAATAAACTAGATAATATAGAACAAGCATTGAGAGATAAATAATGAGATGGTTAGTTCTTTGTTTTTTATTGTCTGGGTGTGGTCTTATGTCTCTAATTCCCTTTGGAAGTTCAGATGGTCCAACTGTAAATAGCAATGCACAAATAGGTGCAGAGAATAGACAATCAGGGGTGAGTGTTGAGCAGACTGAAGAGGCTACTGCAGGCAGAGATGTTATTCAAACTGAAGTAATAAAAGAAGTAGAAACAGGATCAGTGGGAAGATTAGATATTATAAATACAAACATACCACCTTGGGTAATGCTTTTATTACTTTTAGGTTGGCTTTTACCAACACCTACAGAAATAGGTAGAGGTATAATGAACTTTATATTATCTTTATTTGGTAAAAAAAGTAAATATAAATAAACTTAATTTTAATGAATAAATGATAATTACAAGGATTCAACCAATAATGCCTAGTAGTTCTAATTATAAAAGAAATTATAAAAGAGAAAGAGAAGTAGCCCTTAGATCACCAGCATCTAGTAGGGCTGCTAATTCTAGTCGTAAGAAAGCTAGAAGGATTTTAGAAAAAAAGGGTGTTGTAAAAAAAGGTGATGGCAAAGAAGTAGATCATAAGAATGGTAATCCTAAAGATAATCGAAAGTCTAATCTAAGGGTTAAGTCTGCTAAGTCTAACAGATCTTTTTCTAGAAAAACTAATTCTAAGAAATATGGTAATGGTAAAAGGAAAAGCTGATGGCTGCGAGGAAGAAGCGTAAAGGCACTGGAATGAAAGGATTGACCATTAAAGGTGGTCACAAGCGTCCAACTAAAAAAGGTGCTGGTATGACAGCTAAAGGTGTAGCTGCATACAGACGTAAAAATCCTGGTTCTAAACTTAAGACTGCTGTTACTGAAAAGAATCCTAAAGGTAAGAGAGCTGCTAGAAGAAAGTCATTTTGTGCTAGATCAGCAGGACAAATGAAGAAGTTTCCTAAAGCAGCTAAAAATCCTAACTCAAGATTAAGGCAAGCAAGAAGACGGTGGAGATGTTAACTTTAATTAAAAGGCAAACATACAAATGGATAACTTAAAATTACCAGTAGCTCTCGTGGCTGCAATGGCTATACAACTAGCAGGTGGTGTATGGTGGGTATCTCAGCAAGCTGCTACTATAGCAAGCTTAGAAGAATCTGTACAACAGTTTGCTAGTAAAATGGCTGTAGAAGATAATGTCAACCTTAAGCGTGATGTAAAAGACAATATGGATTATATCGATAGTGCGTTTGAGGAAATAGAAGAACTTTGGGAAGAGACAGAAAGTTTAACTTTGACAATAGGTAAAATTACTGATTTACAACAAAGACTAGCTTTATTAGAAAATACTATTAAATTTATGAATCGTGATCATATGGAACTTATTGACCCAAGGAATAGTAAATAAAATGATTTTAAAGAAAAACTTATTAGATAGTATATTAAAACATAGAAAAAGAGCTAGAAATAAAAAAGGTGAGTTTGTAAAAGATGATCCTAATACTCTATGGAACGAAGCCTATACTTGGAATATTTTTCAACTTTGTAAAGATAATTGGGTATGGATAGTTCTAATTGTTATACTTTTATCATTAGCTACAGTATTGGTATAAGGAGTTAAGTTATGAAAATAATAAAATGGTTATGTAGATATTTTAAAAGAATAGGATGTGCAGTTTTAAATAAAAACTGTGGACCCAAATGTAACTGTAAGGTATAAAAAATGGCTTTATCAAAAGGTAATAAGAAAAAAGTAAAAGGTGTTATAAAAGGTTTAAACAAAGCTGTAAAAACACACCAAGGTCAGGCAAAGACTTTAAAAGGTTTAGTTGGTAATGGCAAAAAGAAAAAGAGATCCTAAAGTAGGTACAGGAAAAAAACCTAAAGGTTCTGGACGTAGACTTTATACAGATGAAAACCCTAAAGATACTGTATCAATTAAATTTGCTACAATGGCTGATGCAAGAGCTACAATAGCAAAAGTAAGAAAGATTAAGAAACCATATGCTCGAAAGATCCAAATACTTACTGTAGCTGAACAAAGAGCTAAGGTAATGGGTAAGACAGCTATAGCAGCAGCGTTTAAATCAGCTAAAGCACAGCTTAAAAAAGAGCATAACAAATAAGAAAGAGCATGTTAAATGCCGTATTTACAAAGCAGCATACCCTATTTCAAAGCATGGGTAAGAAGAGAATATACTAAGAATTACGAAGAGTATCATGGCGAGTTCTTACATTGTATGGTTGTAGCTGTAACAACAATGCCAAACAGAACTCTAAGCTTTCAAGTTATATTTACAGGATGTGAATCAGACTACAACGATGAACCAAATGTACATGGTGGTGCTATGTGGGCTAGAATGCCTCTAACGGCACTTGTAGCAGATACCCCTTTAGACGAATGGCCTACAGAGTTACCACCATATTTAGCACAACCTTGGGATTGTATGTCTCATACACATAGTGTCTATAAGATAGAAAGAGCATCACCAGCTCCTTGGATAGCAAAGGTAGATGGTGAGTTCTATCCAGCTAAATATTATTTTACTGTTGACTATACAGATAGTGAAGTAGCAGACGATCCAGCACAACATAAACAATCTCATGTACTAGAGTTGTTAGATGCTGGTGAATACACTGGTAACATAGTTGCGTTACCCAATAACAGAGTGAGAGTAACTCACCCAGCATGGTTTGAGACAGGTCAAGGTGCGCCAGACTTCAGACCTAATCAAAACATCTATAATTCAAAAGAAAACGTAGACTACGTATGGGATACGCAACGAGTCTTTAACAATTTATATAGTGAGGATCAAGAACAATGATGAAGAAAAAAGGTTATTCAATGGGTGGAGCCAAAATGAAAAAGAAAGGCATGTCTAAAGGTGGCTTAAAAATGGTAAAAGGTCCAGATGGAAAAATGGTTCCTTTTTACGCTGCTGATGGTAAAGGCAAAATGAATAAAGGTGGTATGGCTAAAAAGAAAAAAGGTATGGCTAAAGGTGGAGCTATGATGCCTAAGAAGAAAGCATATGCTAAAGGTGGTAAGGTTATGACCTTTAATGTAGGTGGCATGGTTAAAAGCTCTGTAGACAATCCTAAGAAAAAGGGTATGGCTATGGGTGGAGCTATGATGAAAAAAGGTATGGCTAAAGGTGGAGCAAAAGGTGGTAAGAAAAAGTAGTCATGGCAGCTAAAAAGAAAAAATCAGGAACTAAGAAAGACGCTTGTTACTACAAAGCTAAAGCAGCACATAAAGTATTTCCTAGTGCTTATGCTTCTGGGATGATTGCTAAGTGTAGAAAGAAAAAAGCTTCTGGTGGTAAAAAGAGGAAAAAGTAGTGGCTGTTCGTAAAACAAAAGCTGGTCTAGCTCTTAAGCGTTGGTTTAAAGAAGACTGGAAAGACGTTAGCACAGGCAAGGCTTGTGGACGTAAGAAGGGTGATGGTAGGGGTACACCTTACTGTCGCCCTTCTAAAAGAATAAGCAGTAAGACACCTAAAACAACTAAAGAAATGTCTTCAGCTGAGAAGGCTAAAAAAGTAAAAGAGAAAAAAGCTCTTGGTCAACCTGCTGGTAAGCCTAGACGAGTTTCAGCTGTAAAAAGAAAAACAACTAAATCTAAAAAAAGAAAAACATGATACTAAAGAAGTTTGAAGAAAAACTAGCTCAATACGGTTATTTTATTAAAAACAAAGAAATTATAGATGTATTTGGTAACACTGTTGGAAGTATGAATAAAGAAGATGGTTTTGAAACAGAAAATTATCGTTTACAACAAACACTTTTAAAACTAATGAAAGGAAGTAAATAATGGAAGAATTCTTTTCTTTTTTTGAAAGTTCTTCTATAACAGCAACTTCTGCTGGAGATGACGCTACTGTTGTTTTTACAGTACCTACAAAGTATGAAGCAGAAATTACATTATTACTTCTTAGTTCAGGTGATACAGGAAGCACTGATACAAACATTCAAATTAAAAGAAATAGTGCATATACTCATCTATTAAGAAAATTTTCTATAGCAGCAAATACATTTAAAAATGTTTTAGAGGGTGGTAGTGTTATACATTTAAAGTCTGGTGATTCTATTGTAGCTCATAGAAATGCTAATGCTCTTGATTTATCAGTATCAGGTAAGTTAATATTTAAGGAAGTAAGTTAGTATGTCAAACTTAACAGAAATGGAACAAAAATTTTTAGATGTTTTATTTGATGAAGCAAAAGGTGATCCTGTTTTAGCTAAAAAATTAGCTGGATACTCTAAAAATACAGCAACATCTGCAATAACATCAAAACTATCTGATGAAATATATGAAAGAACTAAAAAGTTTATAGCACAGTCATCTACTAAAGCTGCATATACTATGTATTCTGTTATGGGAGAGGATGATTTATTAGGGGCTAAAGAACGTATGGTTGCAGCTAAAGATATTATGGACAGAGCTGGCTTAGTAAAAACAGATAAAATAGAAGTAACATCTAAAGAGCCAGTATTTATTTTACCTTCTAAAGAAAAAGACTCTTGACAATTACTAAATAATATGTTATAGTATGGCAGATAAAAAAAGAATAGCAGGTAAATCAGAAGGTCGAAGAAAAGCAGTTAAGTATCGGATACCTAAAAAAGGTAAAGATGGTGAATGGTATCCTTTAGTAAGAGTAGGTAGAACAATACCTTTTGGATATTATCAAGACCCTGATGACAAGCATATACTTATACCTATCCCAGAAGAACTAGAGTTACTTGATCAAGCTAAACAATATCTAAGAGAGTATTCTTTAAGAGTTGTAGCAGATTGGTTAAGTAAAAAATCTGGCAGATATATAAGCCATGCAGGATTAAAAAAGAGAGTTTCTATTGAAGAACGAAGGCGCAAGACAGCGAGCCATTACAGAATCTATTCAAGGGAAGCGGAAAAAGCCGCGAACAAAGCGAAAGTCCTTGAAGAAGAACGTCTTGGAGGTCAAGGAACAAGAACATACTACTCCAGCGACAGTCAAAGCTCCTGATATAGATGTAGAGCAAGCAACTAAAGATATTGTCTTTGAACCTAATCCAGGTCCACAAACAGACTTCTTAGCCTCTACAGAACAAGAAGTTTTATATGGTGGGGCAGCAGGTGGTGGTAAAAGTTATGCAATGGTTGCTGATCCTGTACGTTACTTTAATAACTCTTTATTTAGAGGACTACTTGTTAGACGTAGCACAGAAGAACTAAGAGAACTTGTATCAGTATCTAAAACTTTATATCCTAAAGCTATTCCAGGAATAAAGTTTATGGAAAGAGACAAGACATGGGTATGTCCATCAGGTGCTACACTTTGGATGTCATACCTAGATAGAGAAGATGACGTTATGCGTTATCAAGGTCAAGCTTTTTCATGGATAGGTTTTGATGAGCTTACACAATGGGCAACACCTTATCCTTGGAACTATATGAGATCAAGGTTACGTTCTACAGGCAAGTCAGGTTTACCTCTCTATATGAGAGCTACAAGCAACCCAGGTGGACCTGGGCATACATGGGTTAAAAAATACTTTGTAGACCCTTGTCCACCTAATGAGTCTTTTTGGGCAACAGACGAAAATGGTGATATTTTAACATTACCACAAGGACATTCTAGGGCTGGAGAACCTTTATTTAAACGTAGGTTTATACCAGCTACACTATTTAATAACCCATACCTAGCAGATGATGGTATGTACGAAGCTAATCTACTATCTTTACCAGAGCATCAACGTAGACAGCTTCTTGAAGGTGACTGGTCAATTTCCGAGGGTGCTGCCTTCACAGAGTTCAGTTACAAGGATCACGTGATTGAACCATTTGACATACCGCGCTCTTGGACTCGCTTTAGAGCTTGCGACTATGGATACGGTTCTATGACAGCAGTCTTATGGTTTGCTGTATCACCATCAGAGCAGCTTATAGTATACAGAGAGTTATACGTTAATAAAACAACAGCAAGTGATTTAGCTGATTTAATTTTAGATTTAGAACAAGAAGATAGAATAAGATACGGTGTTTTAGACTCTTCTCTTTGGCATAAAAGAGGAGATACTGGTCCTAGTTTAGCAGAGCAAATGATTATGAAAGGTTGTCGTTGGAGACCATCAGATAGATCAAGAGGTTCTAGAATAGCTGGTAAAAATGAAGTTCATAGAAGATTACAAATAGATGATCTTACTGATGAACCTAGACTAGTATTTTTTAATACTTGCAGAAACATTGTAAGTGAGTTACCTGCACTACCTTTAGATAAAAATAATTCAGAAGATATAGATACAAACTCTCCTATAGATCATGGATATGATGCTCTTAGGTATGGTCTTATGACTAGAGCACGTTCTAATAATATCTGGAACTATAATCCTACAGCATCTCGTAGTGGATTTCAACAAGCTGATCCAAAATTTGGTTATTAGAAAGAGGAAGACTAAATGGCAGAAGAAGAAGTAAGAATAGATGAGCTTTACATGGATGATGCTCAATCCTCTTTTATCGAAGACTCAGATGAAGAAGGTACAGCAGATGAAGATGTAGGCAGTGTTGTACAACTTGTACGTGAAAAATACAACAAGTCTAAAGATCATAGGTATACAGATGAACAAAGATGGCTGCAAGCCTACAGAAACTATCGTGGTCTTTATGGACCTGACGTAGCTTTTACTAACTCTGAAAAGTCTAGAGTATTTGTTAAAGTTACTAAAACAAAAGTATTAGCTGCATATAGTCAACTAGTAGATGTATTATTTGGTAACAATAAGTTTCCTATAACAATAGATCCTACAACCCTTCCAGAGGGTATACAAGCAGCTGTTCACTTTAAAAAAGATCAACAACCTGCTCCAGCAGTTCCCCCCACTCCTGGTTCTCCTCCAATGCCCCCTGCTCCTCCCATAGAAGCTCCTAAACCATCACCTACAGCTCTGATATTTAATCAACTATCTCCTGAGTTACAAGATAAGTTTGAGCCAGTTCAAGATAAGTTAGTTGAAGGTACTGGCTCTACTGGAGAATCAGTAAACTTTTTTCCAGCTTTAGAAGCTGCTAAGAAGATGGAGAAGAAAATACATGATCAGTTAGAAGAATCTAACGCTAGTAAACAACTTAGAACAGCAGCTTTTGAATGTTCTTTGTTTGGCACAGGTATCATGAAAGGACCATTTGCTATAGACAAAGAGTATCCTAACTGGGATGCAGATGGTAACTATAGCCCTATTATTAAGACAGTTCCTAAGTGTTCTTCAGTATCGATCTGGAACTTTTACCCAGATCCTGATGCTAATAACATGGATGAGGCAGAGTATATTGTTGAAAGACATAAAATGTCTAGGTCTCAACTACGTAGTCTTAAGAAAAGACCATTCTTTCGAGAGAATGCTATTGATGATGCGGTAATGAATGGTGAGAATTACTATTCTGAGTATTGGGAAACATTAATGCAAGATGACGCTCAGGATACTAATCCTGACCGATTTGAAGTATTAGAGTTTTGGGGTTACATTGATACAGATTTATTAGAAGAATATTCTGTAGATATTCCTAAAGAACTACAAGACTCTGAGCAAGTTTCTGTAAATATATGGATATGTAATAATCGTGTCTTACGCTTAGTTATGAATCCATTTACACCTACGTATTTACCTTACTATGCTGTACCTTATGAAGTAAACCCATATAGCTTTTTTGGTGTAGGTTTAGCTGAAAATATGGATGACACTCAAACACTGATGAATGGTTTTATGCGTATGGCTGTAGATAATGCAGCTTTATCAGGTAACTTGATTATAGAAATAGATGAAACAAATATGACTCCAGGTCAAGATCTAACAGTATATCCTGGCAAGGTCTTTACAAGGCAGGGAGGTGCTCCTGGTCAATCTATCTTTGGAACTAAGTTTCCTAACGTATCTAATGAAAATATGCAGATGTTTGACAAAGCAAGAGTATTAGCAGATGAATCAACTGGCTTTCCTTCTTTCGCTCATGGTCAGACAGGTATACAAGGAGTGGGTCGTACTGCTTCTGGTATTTCTATGCTTATGTCTGCTGCCAACGGTAGCATACGTACTGTTATTAAAAATGTAGATGATTATCTTTTAGCACCACTAGGTAAATCTTTCTTTAATTTTAATATGCAATTTGACTTTGATCCTTCTATTAAAGGTGACCTAGAGGTTAAAGCACAAGGCACAGCATCTTTAATGGCTAATGAAGTAAGATCTCAACGACTAATGCAGTTCTTGGGTGTAGTTCAAAATCCAATGCTTGCACCATTTACTAAGATGGATTATCTTATAAGAGAGATAGCTGAGTCTATGGATTTAGACCCTGATAAAGTTACTAACAATATGTCAGAAGCTGCTCTTATGGCTGAGATACTTAAAGGTATGCAAGCAGAAGAAGCTCCTGTAGAAGAAACACCTGAGCCTCCTGCTGGTGTACAAGTAGGTGATACTCAAGGATCTGGTGGTGGTAATATAGGTACAGGTACAGCACCAACTCCAGGAGAAGAAGGTTTTCCAGCTAATACAGGTGAGGATATTTAATGGTAGTAGATTTTGACATTGATGGTGATGGTAAAATCACAGCAGAAGAAGTATCAATGAAAGAACGTATGCTTGAAATAGAGCTACGTGAAGAAAAAGCAGAGTCACAAAAGAAAATGGCTTGGGTTGCTATGGTAATGATGATTGGGTTTACAGTCTTTTTGTTTACACCTATGATGTCAGATACAAGAGTAGCAGCATTAGCAGACTTACTTGGCTTATTTTATATCGCTCAAACTGGTATTGTAGCAGCTTACATGGGGGCTACAGCTTATATGGCAGGTAAACCTATGGGCAATAAAGTAGCTATGAAAAAAGATATGAGATAATAATCTATGAGTATAAAATCTTTAGTAAATGATAAAAATATGTGGGACTCTTTAAATAAAGAACTAGATTCTCGTATATCTTTCTATCATAAACAAATGGAAATACTTACAACAATAGAAGATTTATACAGACTTCAGGGTGAAATTAAATCTCTTCGTAGTCTTAAAACTTTAAGAGATAAAATTAATGGTCCACAAGCAGATAAATTTTAGGAGATAGTGTAATGGAATCAATGGATAATCTAGAGGAAACAGGTGGTCTTAAAACTGATGGATTACCAGTAGATCCTATATCAGGAAATGAAGTACCTCTTGGTTCTAATGCTGAAGAGGTTAGAGATGATGTACCAGCTCAACTATCTGATGGTGAATATGTTGTACCAGCCGATGTTGTAAGATACTTTGGGGTAAGTTTTTTTGAAAAGCTTAGAGACAAAGCTAAAAAAGGTATTGATCAAATGGCTGAAGATGGTCGTATAAATGGTGAGCCTATAGATCCATCTCCTACTCTAGAAGGTGAGTTATCATCTGATGAGATGAAAGAACTAGAAGATGTTCTTAAGATGGACACTGGTGGTGACCTTAATATTAATAAAGAAGGTTTAGAACAGGTTGGAGATAAAGTTATTCAACAAGGTCTTAAACCACAAGTAGACTATGGTCAATTTTCAACTCCAGGATCTTTTACAGCTTTTAATCAAGCACAAGCACAGCAACAAGCAGAAAACAATACTCAACAAAAACAATCAGTTGGTTTTGCAGAATATGTTGGACCTAATGGTCAAACTATGATGATCCCTATAGATGCAGATGGTAATCCTACCATGCCTGTTCCAGATGGTTATACTAAAAAAACAACAGGAGAAGATTCTAAACCACAGGGAGATTCAGAGACAAACTCATTAATGTCTTTAATAGACAGACACAAAGATATACAACAACAGGCTCAAGAACGTAATCAAAAATGGTTTGATAACTTTCATAGTGCAGAAGATCCATTAGCTATGGCTAAAAGTTTATTATCTGAAACACCAGCTGGATTAGGTGGCATGGTAGGTCTTGGAGATACTTTAGGTGATATTGCTAAAATAAGAGGATACTCTACTGCTATTGAAAAAAGTAATCCTGATTTAGCAAAAAGCCTTAATGAACTAGTAGAAGATAAAATAGCTGATAGTGGCTTTGGTATTAAAGCATTAGAAGGTGTTATAGCTACAGGTGGCATGTACGCTGATAAGTTTGGTGGTATGCTGGATGAAGCTGATAAAGTTAAAGCAGATACAAAAGCATCTAAATCATCATCTAAAGATAGAATGAAACGAAGAAAACGAAGAGAAACTATTAAGAAAGCTGGTAAAAGAGCACAGACAGATATTAATAGATATAAGAAGAGTGCTGCAGGTAAAAAAGCACTAAAAACTCAGTCTGGAAGAGACGCTATGAGAAGAACACAATCTGCCGTAAGAGATATGCAACGCGGTATTAGAAGAGGTTTTGCTAAAGGTAGTTTAGTAGAAAAACCAAAATAAGTACTAATTAGTATAGTACCAATAAGGCTACTCAGGACATTATGTCTTGACCCCATATAAAAAGAAGGATATACAGATATGGCTGAAGTACAACAAACTAATAATAAAACAACTATTAAAGATGCAACACCAAAGGTAATGATGAATAGATCAACATCTTATGCAACAAAACAAAGAAGACTTCAAAAAGAAGAAGAAGAACTTAATAAACTAGTTAAAAAAGCTGTATCTGGTGAAGAAGATGAAACTACCGAAGAACAAGAAGAACCCAATAGCGAGGCTACTGAGGACACCGAAGTTCAAGCCACAGGTGATACAGAACAAGAAGTTAAAGCTACAGAGAAAGAAGAAGCACAAGAAGATGACGTTGATTTAAGTGCTGAAGAAAAGTCTTTTAAGAAAAGATATGGTGACTTAAGAAGATACTCAGCAGATAAAGAAAAAGAATTTGTTAAACGTATCTCTGATTTAGAAGATCAACTTGAAGGTAAAACAGTAAGAGCACCTAAATCAAACGAAGAACTTGAGGCATGGGCTGAAAAGTATCCTGATGTAGCAGCTATTGTTGAAACTATAGCAAGTCAAAAAGCTGATGAAAGGTTTGCATCAGCAGAAGAAAGACTAAGAGAACTTGATGAAGCAAAGTATGAAGTTAGTAAAGCTACAGCAGAAGCTACGATACGTAAGTCTCACGAAGACTTTGATGATTTAAAAGCTTCAGATGAGTTTCATAGCTGGGTAGACGAGCAACCAAAATGGGTGCAAGATGCTCTGTACGAAAATGAAGATGATGCTAGATCAGTAATTAGAGTTATTGATTTGTATAAAGTAGACAAAGGTCTTACTAAACAAGTTAAGAAAAATAAAGCTAAAGAAGCAGCTAAAGATGTATCTAAAAAATCATCTCGCTCTTCTATTGATGCTAATGATACTAGTAGAACAATTAAAGAATCAGATATAAGAAAAATGTCTGATAAAGAATTTGAAGAGAATTTAGATATCATAATGGAAGCTCAACGATCAGGACGTTTTATTTACGATATTACTAATAAAAATCGTTAATTAAAGCTTGACATTAGATATTTTATATGGTATAACTGTACGTACTAAATAGAGACCTCTTACGACTACTCTCTATCTGTTGTTGGTTATACCAACATTAAACCATTACAAATCAACTCAAAGACTTACCTGTGTTATTAGAGGCCGCGAAAGCCACCCTTGAAAACCAGCCTCTTAAAGTGATTGTCTGGTTACATTAAATAAGCCAAACATCTAATAAGGAGGATTTATTATGGCTTTTACAAGTGCAGTAGGGCATGGTAACCTGCCCAATGGAAATTTCTCTAGCGAGATTTATTCCAGAAAGGTCCAGCTTGCATTCCGTAAAACTACGGTTGTAGGTGACATTACAAACTCAGATTATTTTGGTGAAATCGCTGCTCAAGGCGACACAGTCAAAATTCTAAAAGAACCAGAAATCTCAGTTCAAGAGTACAAACGTGGTACAACTGTATCAGCTCAAGACTTAGATGACGAAGAGTTTTCTTTAGTAATTGATCAAGCAAACTATTTTGCTTTTAAGATTGATGATATTGAAGAAGCTCATTCTCATGTAGATTTCATGGACTTGGCTACTAACCGAGCAGCATATCGCTTGGCTGATAACCATGACCAAGAAATTCTTGCATACATGGCTGGTGTATCACGTGCATCAGGCAACCATTCTGTAGGTGCTGCTGAAACAGATGCTACATCTGAAAGTGGCGTTAAAGCTGTGTCATCAGCTAATGCTAATGGTCTATTGTCATCAATGACTCTTGACGATGCAAGTTTCTTTGCTGCTGGTGGTGGTGCTGGAGACGGTGTTCCTATTACTCCACGTAAAGGATCACAGGCTGCAAACACTATCTCACCTGTAACAATGATTGCTCGTATGAACCGTTTGTTAGATCAACAACAAGTTGATAAAGCAGACCGTTGGGCTGTTGTTGACCCTGTGTTTATGGAACTACTACAAGATGAAGATTCAAGATTCTTTGATTCTGACTTCGGTGAGAACGGTGGATTGAGAAATGGTCTTGCAGTGCCAAATATCTTGGGTATGCGTATCTATGTTTCTAGTAACTTACCTCAACATGGTAATGGACCAGGAACTGCTACAGCATCACACAATGATGACAACTATGGTATACTCCTAGCAGGTCATGGATCAGCTGTTGCAACAGCAGAGCAAATCAATAAAACTGAAACATATCGTGACCCAGATTCATTTGCTGATATTGTCAGAGGAATGCATCTATACGGACGTAAGATCCTTCGACCAGAAGCTCTTGTTCGTGCTCGATATCACGCAGCTTAATCGAAAAGGAGGACTGAGATATGGCGGCAACCACTCAAACGTTGGCACAAACCAACACTAACTATGGGAATGTCACAAGAGGTCGCAATAATGGACCTCAGATGGAACTGCTAGAGCAATTCATCGACTTCTCTGATAACAATATTGACCCTAACGGAAGCACAATCGCTTGTCTTTCAATACCAGCTAACACTGTTTGTTTTGAAGCTGGTCTTGAAGTTGTAACTGCTTTAACATCTGATCAAACAGATGCTACAGTAGACATGGGCAACGAAGGTGGCGATGTTGACTATTGGGTTGATGGTTTTGATATTGATGGAGCTTCAGCTGGTGCTTATGGTACTAGAGATGATGCTACAGCAACATTACCACAACGCTTTACATCAGCAGGTAATATGCTTCTAACTTTTGCAGGAACTGCTGGTACACTAAGTGCTGGTAAAATTCGTGTATGGGCATTGATAGCAAATCTGACTCATAATAATGGTGCAGATCAAGCTACTGATGTAGATCGTGATCTACTAGCATAAAATACTTAAGGGGCTGACTTAGGTTAGCCCCTTTAACCCTTTATACAAAGAGAATAATATGTCTGTAACTTATGTTCAACTAGTTAATGAATTACTTCGTAGATTAAATGATACTATTCTTGACACTAGTGGTGATGGGTTTGCAACAGTTAGAGGTATTCAATCTTTATCAAAAGATGCTATTAATAACTCTATAAGAGAAATACTACAACATAATCAAGAATGGCCGTTTTCTCTTGTTAAACAAACAGATACTCTTGTTGTTGGCACAGGTACATATGCATTTCCAACAGATACACTTGTTGTAGATTGGGATTCATTTTATTTTCCAAGGTATACTTCTGGTACTAGAGAAGTTACCGCTAGAAAACTTAAAGTTATTCCTTACACCAGTTATTTATCTCAATACAGAAGTTCTGATGAGTTAGGTGCAAGCACTAGGTCTAATCCTATTATAGTGTATCAAACACATGACGAGTCTTACGGTGTAACTCCAATTCCTGACCAAACATATTCTATTGAGTTTTTGTACTATAAGTCTCCTAATGACTTATCTGCTTTTAATGATACAACTATAATACCTGACAAGTTTAAGTATATTATTATAGATGGTGCTATGATGTACATGATGCGTCATAGAGGAAATGAAACTGGTGCTCAAATGCACGAAGTTAAATTTAGAAAGGGCATGTCTGATATGAGAAGAATACTTCAAGATGATAGACTATTTATATCATCTACTCATACAAATGGAAATGCTTTTAATCTTGAACCTCTTAGTAGCAGCACAACAGCAGGAGTAGGTGCAGTAGATCGTGATTTACGAGGTTAATTAAATGCCTGATCAGTTACGTACTTTTTCAGCTGCTTGCAGTTCTGGTTTAGTTACAAATTTAGATCCATTAACACAAGCTAGTCAATTAGCAGGTTCAGCCTATAGATTAATTAATTATGAGCCATCTCTAGTAGGTGGCTATAGACGTATTAGTGGGTATGAAAACTCTTATGGCACTTTAACAGGTGGTACTAATAAACCAGTTTTAGGTTTACATATATCATCTGGTGTAAAACAAGGAGTATTTGGAGCAAGAGAACCAGCATCAGGTAGTAACTATTTACATCATTTTAATCACAATTATACAGTCGCTGTAACTAATGGTACAGGATCTAGTTTTACTGTTGGAGAAACTTTAACAGGTGTTGTTAGTAGCAGTGATAGTACAGTTATATTGGCTACAGGAACTGTTGTTGCTAAAGATTCTAATAGTTTAACAGTAAATTTTGGTAAATTACCATCTTCAACTTTTGATACTAATAACGTTATTACAGGAAGTCTTTCAGGTTCTTCTACAACTGTAACAGGAACTCCAACTGTTTTTGGATGGCAAGAAATAGACTCTAGTTTTGTAGCTAATGATCCTGATGGAGTGTGTGCATCTCAAACACCTAGCGGTTCTGGTAACTTAACAATTAATGGTGCTTTAGCTGATGGTGGATCTATTAACTTTACTACTGCTGCATCTAAACAACCTAGGAAAGTTACTTTTACAGGCACAGGTAATGAGTCTAGTAGAAACTTTACGATCACAGGCACAGACTTTTTGGGTACTGCTCAAACGGAGGTGGTGGTTGGTCCTAATAATAGTACTGTAGAAAGTACTAAATTTTTTAATACTATTACACAAATAGCTATAGATGGTGCAACAGCAGCAGCAATTACAGTAGGTTCTGGAGCTGGACAGTATAGACCTTCTAATCCTACCATGACAGGTGTAACTAAGATACGCTTTGAATCTTTTAATTGGAGTGGAGCTAAATTTGCATTAGTAGATGGTATTAATCCAGCAGCAGTTTATGATGGAACTAACTATATACAAATAACAGATAGTAATGCACCTACAGACCCTACTTTAATTACTAGTTTTAGTAATCATTTATTTTTATCTGGAGATGCTTCTGAACCTTATAATTTATATTTTAGTTCTCCTTTAGCAGAAACAGATTTTAATCCTTCAAATGGATCTGGAGTAATTAATGTAGGTTTTAAAATTGTTCAAATTAAAGCTTTTCGTAATGAACTTTTTATATTTGGTAATAATAAAATTAAAAAACTTGTTGGTAATCACAGGGGTAATTTTGTATTAAGAAGTGTTACAGATAATTTAGGATGTATAGCTCCAGATAGTGTTGTAGAGTTTAACGGTGATTTAATATTTGTTGCACCTGATGGTATAAGACCTATTTCTGGTACAGATAGAATTGGTGATATTGAGTTAAGCACTTTATCTAAACCTATACAATCTATTTTTGAAAACTATATTGCAAATGAAGATCCATCTACAATTAAAATTATTGTAATTAAAAAGAAATCTCAATTTAGGTTGTTTTTTCCTAATCAAAACTCTTTAGGTATTATTGGTTCTATTAGAAGAGCTGGTCAATCTGGTAAAGGTTTTGAATATGCACAACTTGTAGGTATTGATGTTTTGGCTGGTGACAGTGGCTATATAGATGATGAAGAATATGTAATACATGGTGATTCAATAGGTAGAGTATTTAGACAAGAATCAGGTGATAACTTTGGTGGTAATAGCATTTTTAGTGTATACCAAACACCCTTCGTTTATATGGATGACCCAGAAACAAGAAAAACAATGCACAACGTTACTACTTATTTAAGATCAGAAGGTATTGTTGAAGTTGTATTAGGTATTGAGTATGATTATGGTAATACAGATCTTATCTTACCTAATGATTTTAGTTTTACTACAGAAGATGCAGCCGCTTATTATGATACAGCCTTGTTTGATTCAAATGAAATATATGATGGTAATCCATCACCAATACGTTCAACTGATATAACAGGCTCTGGTAAATCAGTTTCTATCAGTTATGTTACAAATGCAGACCAACCTAGTCATACAATACAAGCGTATAGTATTACATATGGTTTAGGAGACAGGAGATAAATAATGTCAGGATCAGGTTATAGCAGACAATCATCAGCTTCTATTATACCTACAGCTGTTGTAAGAGCTTCACCTATTAATGCTGAGTTTGATAAATTAAGAGATGCTTTTACTCAACATGACACAGGTGTAACAGGACATAGGCATGATGGTTCATCTGACGAAGGATCTTATGTTCCTTTTATAGCTGACTTAGATAAAAAAAATCATCTATCAGTAGATCAGTCTAATAATAGATTTGGTGTTTTTGTGGAAGTTGGAGGTTCTGCTACAGAACAAGTAAGAATACAAGACGGTGCTATTGTTCCTGTAACTGATAATGATATTGATCTTGGTGCTTCAGGAACAGAATTTAAAGATTTATTTATTGATGGCACAGCTACGATAGATACTCTTACTGTAGATGAAAGTGCTACTATTACTGCAAACCTTACTGTAAATGGAAATACTACTCTTGGTGATGCAGCTACAGATACTGTTACTTTTACTGCCGATGTTGCCTCTCCTCTTATTCCTTCTGCTGATGATACACATGACCTTGGTGCTGTAGGTGCTGAATGGCGTAACTTACATATAGATGGCATAGCAAACATAGATTCTCTTGTAGCTGATACTGCTGACATTGACGGTGGTACAATTGATGGTGCAGTTATTGGTGGTAACGCTACTGCTGCAGCATCTTTTACTACTATGGCTGCATCAAGTAATGCTACTGTAGGTGGAACTTTTGCTGTAACTAATGCTACAACTTTATCATCTAGTTTGGATGTTACAGGTGCAACAGGCATTGATGGTGACTTTGATATTAATACAAACAAATTTACTGTGGCCTCTTCTTCTGGTAATACTGCTATAGCTGGTACACTAGGTGTAACAGGTGCTACTACCCTATCTGATAGTCTTGCAGTTACAGGTGCAGTTACAGCCAATGCAGGTGTTAACGTAGATAACATAACTATTGATGGTACAGAAATTGATCTTAGCTCTGGTGACTTGACAGTTGATGTAGCTGGTGATATTATTCTTGATGCTGATGGTGGTGACGTTACACTAAAAGATGACGGTACTACCTATGCTAATTTAAAGAACTCCTCTGGTGAGCTTGTTATACAAAGTGGAAGCACTCCTACTACAGCCGTAACATTTAGTGGTGCTAATGCAGACTTTGCTGGTACATTAGATGTTACAGGTGTTGCTACTTTAGATTCAAATTTATCTGTAGCTGGTAATGCAACAATTACAGGCAACCTTACTGTTAATGGCTCTACTACAACTATTGATACAGTAAATACAACAGTTAAAGATGCTCTTATAGAATTAGGTACAGGAACAACAGGCACTCCATCTAACGATGCAGGTATTGTTATTGAACGTGGTTCAGAAAATAATGCCTTTATTGGTTTTGATGAATCAGCAGATAAGTTTACAGTAGGTACTGGTACATTTACGGGTGCATCTACTGGCGATCTTACAATTACTACAGGTACTATGGTTGCTAACCTTGAGGGTAATGTAACAGGTAATATTGACGGTATTGTAGGTCAAAGTAATCCTGCAGCAGGTAGTTTTACAACTCTTCAAGCTTCTAATACAATTACAGGTAACTTATCTGGTGATGTAACCTCTTCTGGCACTATTCAATTTGCTAACCTATCTGATGGAACTATTACAGTCACAGCATTTGTTGATGAAGACAACATGGCATCCAACAGTGCTACACTTATTCCTACTCAACAATCTGTAAAAGCTTACGTAGACTCAGTAGCAGGTTCTGCTAACAATGTTACAGGACTTAATGCTTCAGGTGCAGAGATTAACGCAGTGGCAGATGTATCAGCAATTACTATCGATACAAGCACAGCAATTGCAGCAGATGATGGTATTGCTATATTTGATGCATCTGCCAACAGTGGTAGTGGAGGTATAGGATACTTTGATGTAGATTTACTTGATACTTACTTTTCAAGTACACAAAAAACTTTAACACAAAAAACTCTTACATCTCCTACTATTACCACTCCTATTGTAACTGGTCTTCACCTTAACGACTCAGGTTTTACTGTAGAGGGTTCTAGTGATGATGGTAATGATACTACAGTTAGTTTTACAAATCCAACTGCTGCTAGAACAATTACAATACCAGATGCTACAGGCACAGTGGCATTACTTTCAAGTGCTCAAGACTTTACAGCACAGCAAACTTTTAGTGCAGGTATGGATATAGATAATGGTCAGTTTATTGGTTGGGGAGGTGGCTCATCTAGACCTGCAATTACTGGTGACAAAAGTAGCAATAAAATGGAGTTTTATGTAGGCGGTAATGAACGTTTAGATTTAACTACAACAGACCTTACATCTTCTCTAACTGGATCTTTTAAAGTACCTGTAGGGACTACAGCACAAAGAACAGGTTCTCCTGCTAATGGTATGTTTAGGTACAACAGTGATGATAATGCATTTGAAGGTTATGCAGGAGGTGCTTGGGGTGCTATCGGTGGTGGTGGCGGTGGA